TTCCTCGATCTCTTCTTCCATCAGTCGCTCGTCACCCTTCATCGGTCACCACCGAGACATGCGTCTCCTGATCGTAGGTGTATTTGTGTAGGTACTCGTCGAAAATGTAGTCCGACACCTCTGCTTTGACGTAGTCCACCGCCTCGTCGTCAGTCATGTGCGCTGGCACATCATATTCTGGAAACCACACCTCTTCGCGGGTGACCATGAACTTCACGGTTCGTGTCTGCTCCATCAGTCCATCCTCTCGCCATCGACGTACTCGGCGTCCGGCCACTTGTAGTCCATGCCGTCACCACTCTCCTCGGTAGTCGGCTCGTACTCGAACCTGTGACCGTCCTTGTGCCACTGCACATGCAGCAGTCCCCACTTGATGTAGAAGTTGTGTGCCGTTTTGATATCACGCGGCGCACCCTCCTCGTCGGTGGGCCACCCCTCGATCTGCTTGGGTTCCCAGAAATGTGTGGCGAACACGTTGTACTCGGCCTTAATAATCCTCGCCATCTTCTGCCTCCATTGCATCGCGCTCTAGCATCCGCGCTTCATAAACAGCTTCCTCCACATACCGAAAAGGACCAGCCACCGTGATGTCCAACTTGGTGTCCACCACATAGCTCTCGTACCAGCCCTCCTCGGCAACCATGAAACGCTCACCCATAGACGACACTCCCGAACAAACCTGTCTGCACGATCTGGTCCGCAATCTCGGCGTCGATGTCGCACGTGTATGGGTTCATGATCGACAGCTTCATCTCCGGCGGCAGATTGTTGATGCCGACCGTGATCACATCGAATGACTTGGCCTCGGTGACCTCGGATGTGCTGGACGGCCAGTCGTCAGCGTTGTGGTGAACCGCGATGCTGAAGTTTTTGACGATGTCGCCACCATCTTTCAGACTCCAGTACCGGCCCTCCGGCAACTTCTCGTATGGGGCAGTCGTCTCCAGATGACGGATGTGGATGTAGTCCATCCAGTAATTACACCCGCCCTCCAGTGCCGTGACCCACACGGCCTCGCAGATTTCTACCCACGCATCCCACGATGGGTTCGATTGGATGATGATCCTTGGCGCACCAGTGTCCGACGAAAACTCTACCTTGTTCATCAAACGTCTCCATTCAATCTGTCAACGTAGGCGTCGGCTTCAGCCTCTGCCGCCTCGATCCGACTCTGATCACGACTGTGAGCCATCCGGCCCTGAACATCGTCGTAAACTTGCAAATGCATCGCGCCATGTTCAGCGGCCCACGAATCACGGCTCATCCACATGGCATCCTCTTCCATGCCCATCAGCCAACTCTTCACCTTACCCATCGTAACGATCCTCCGCTTCGATGCTGAACTCGACAAACGTCATGCGCTTCATCTTCTTCAGCTTGTTATTGTCAACAACGTAAATACCATGCGGCACCGTCCTGTGATTGCGAACCACACGGTAGACATAAATCCGACCGGCGTACCGCTGACCTTCCTTCAGTGGGAAGGCTTCACGATTTCGCAGCAGCTTCCGCTCCAAGACACGAATCGAATCACACACAGGCAGCAGACGATCAGCGACGTATCCGCCAGCGTCATCAAGCACTTCTTGCTTTGCGTAATATCTCGGCATATCTTTCTCCTATGTCGCCGTTGGTTGATACTTCATAGTATCTAACCATCATCAATAGTCAACAACAAACACGCTACTAAAACGATTTCCCACGGGTTTGCAATTTTGTTTTTGTTTTTTTCAAAATGGCGTAACAAGCGTAACAAGCGTAACAAACCCATATCCAGCAACAATCACAGCCGTTACACTTCTGTTACGTTGTTACACTTCGGAGTCGGGGTGGACGATGGTTTTTGATTTTTCAAACTGCAAAGGGCAAAAAATATCGCTATGGGAAAAGTAGGTAGGCCCGCTGGGCTGACGAATCGGCAACGAGAGTTTGCCAAGTATTATGTCGAGGGCAGATACAGCAACACCGAGTGCGCGAGGAAGGCAGGCTATGCCGAGGGCAGTGCCAACGTGCAAGCGTCCAAGTTGCTTGACGGTAAAACATTTCCAGAAGTTCCCAAACTGATAAAGGAATTGCGGCAGGCACGAGAACGTCGATACGGCGTCACGTTGCTGAATCAGTTGAAGCGGTTCGAGGACTTGTCCCTTGCCGCAGAGGAAGCCGGACAATTTTCTGCTGCCATCAACGCCGAGAAGATCAGGTCCGCACTTGGTGGCTTGACAATTGACCGGCGGGAATCGACGCATGTCCATCAACTTGACTCGCTGTCGCGTGAAGAGATTGTCGCTCGACTCGCCGCCATTCGGCAGGAATATCCCCATGTATTCGACAACATGAAAAGAGTGGAAGATGCCCAAGACGGAGCGCAGCCTGTGGAACTCATTGAGGCAGAATTTACCGAAAAAGACACACTTCCAGCGGATTGAAAACCGTGCTGGACAAGGGATGCCAGACGTATATCTGTGCATGGATGGTGTGCCGGTTTGGTGCGAGTTAAAAATAATAAAGAATAGTCGCGTGTCCTTATCAACCTCGCAGATTGCGTGGCATTTGGCGCATACACGTTGCGGCGGTGCAAGTTTTTTCTTGCTCCATGCACCCTCGACCGGCGATGTATTTTTATTTGACGGTGGAAAAGCGCCCGTGATCCATGAATCGCGGATCATTGACCTGTGCGCCTGCGATCCTGCGCCTGCGTATGTATGGAAAGGCCCGCTGCGGGCTGCGCCTGCGGCCCTGCGCGCACAAGCCGAGTTGGCTTGGCGGGCATAGGAAAACCTGGCCCGCGATTCGCGGGCCAGGTTCCGGAGGTCAGTGGATATGATAGGAAACATTCGAGATATCAAGCGACCAGCACGCGCGGCAATCGCCGCATTTGCCTTGTTGTTCGGGCGCTGGGCATGTGCGGCCTAGCGTTTTTTTGCCTGAATGAACTGTCGATGTGGTCGGCCATGCCTTGGGCCGTGGTCCGTCCACCATGTGGGCAGACATACGCAGGACCGCATTGTTGGGCAGGCGGTCAATCTGTAGGGCGCGCGTCCAGACTTTGAACTCGCGCGACGGTATCCAATGGCGCTTGTGTGGTGTCTGCCTGCATACGTCTATGATGTTCAGCGCCATGCCCACGCTGCCCACGTCGCCCGAATCGAACCATCGGAACCATTCGCTGCGGACGATGTTCAGCACGTTAACCATGCGCGGCACAAAATCGGGCGCGTTAAAAAATGCCTCGCGCTCTATCATTTTCGCCTTGACGTTGGGCATGTGATACATGCCCTTCCGAGCGTAGCAATTTTCACATGTGCTGCCTTCGATCTCGGCAAGCCTGCTGCCGACATCGCACAGCCACGCGCTGCGGCTAATGCTATAGCCCGGCATCTTCGAGACATTGGACAAAAGTTTTTTATCCAGTCTTGCCTGTTTCAATTGTTGGGTGTCCATCGTCTAGCCTCCTATGGTGACGGTCTATAACTGTTGCATAAATTTAGTAATGAGTCAAGCCTGCGGCCTGCGGCCCTGCGCGTTTTTATATATCGGCGGGCCGGGCCTGCGGGCTTGCGCCCGACAAAAAACCTGCGAACGCAGGTTTTTTGCACAGCGGGCAGAAAAACAGCGGGCTGATTCAGCCCGCTGCTCGAGTTAGATAATGCCGGGAGGAAAATGGTCGGACCAGAAATCTTCGTACGCGCATTCGATGGCCTTGTGTGGCGACATGCCATCATCGAAATAGTCACGCCACCGGGCGTCGGGCAGGTCGTCAAGACCCACGCCGATTTTGTTCCCGATGATCTGGTTGCACTGCCGATAGAAACTGTTGAATGATTCATGCATCACTGTCCTCCCCTACGATCTCCGACAGCTTGGCAAGCGCCTTCTCGTACGCCGCTGCTGCCATGTCATGCCTGCTCGACAGCAGCATGCATGCCATGAATTCGATCTGGAATTTGGCGTCCTTCACGTTCTGGATCATGTCGTCTCTACTCATGAAAACCTCCTATGTCATGATCATTAACCGTTGCATACAATCACGAACATTGCAAGCGGAATCTGCGCTTGCGCCCGAAAGAAAAACCTGCGTACGCAGGTTTTTCTTTAAGACCGGGATACAAAAAGAAGGGAGCGGCAGAGCCGCTCCCTTCACTGTTAGTCGCCGTAGCCTTCGCAGGCACTACAGAGTTCCTCGAACTCTTCTTCGTAACCTCCGCACATGGGATCTGCGAAGGTGCGAGTGACGAGAACTGTGCCTGTTCCAGCGCAGTCTACGCACTCGCTCCTTACGAGTGCCCCGGCGGCGCGACGTACGGCCAGCATTCCGGCTGTCAGAAACGGATTCTTCATTCACGACACCTCCTTTAACAGGCGATATCCACCGCCATACTCGGGATGAGTTTCGATTTCAAACTCGTGTTCCTTCCGCAGCAGATGCACCAACTGATGGATCGAGCCTGTAGAAACAACCTTCCGCAGCTTGGTGCGAATGTGCTTCTTCAGATTCTTGATCGATACAAAACGATTCCCGCCCTGTTCGAGACGGTCAAGAACCGCCGCCGGCATCGGTGTCAGCTTCCGCGCTGATGCCTCCGCAATTGTCCGGGGCATGGCGGTGGGTGCCATGACGCTGGAAACGTGGCTGACCTTCTTTGCCTCATCGATGGCGTTGAAGATGTCGGCCCACTCGGCAGGAATATCCATTTCGATCTCGCTGCTGATGGTTACGGGAATCTTGATCTTAGGCATGTCTAAATCTCCTTATGGCTAGACATTGGTTTCAGGGCGTCATTGCCCATTGGTAAACGTTACCACGCATAGGCAATGGTCACAATAACTAATCACTCAAAAGTCTTTTCTCCAATCAGCAAGAATCCATCTGGGGTTACTGTGGCACATTTGCCACAAGCAGTTGCAAAATTGCAACACCTGCCCCCCTTGCGCGCGGAGCATACATATGCGTAGCATATGTATGCTGGGTTGATAATTTCGATGAGCCGTAATATCGTTCGAGCATGTCGGGTAACTTAGACCTCCTCCCTGAAGAAGTGCTGAAAGAGATGTTGCTCCTTGAAGAGCAGCGTCAGCGCCTTGAGCTACGTGACGTAGCCCAAGAAAAATTTATGTCATATGTTCAGCACGTGTATGACGGCTTCATCGTCGGGCGCCACCACAAAATCATTTCAGAGAAGCTGGAGCGCATCGCATCGGGTGACTTGAAGCGTTTGATAGTCAACATGCCGCCGCGACATTCGAAGTCAGAGTTCGCCTCCTATCTCATGCCCTCGTGGTTCCTTGGCAGAAATCCCAAGTTGAAAATCATTCAGGCTACAATGAACACCGAACTTGCTGTAAGATTCGGACGCAAGGTCAGAGATCTCATTGCGGATCCGGTCTACCACGAGATCTTCCCCAATACTGACCTTAAACAGGACAGCCAGGCTGCTGGTCGGTGGGAAACCAGCGCAGGCGGGGAATATTTTGCAGCGGGGGTGGGTGCTGCAATGACTGGTCGTGGTGCTGACCTTCTTATTATTGACGATCCGCACTCGGAGCAGGACGCGCTGTCCACGTCCGCGTATGACAACACGTACGAGTGGTACACATCTGGCCCGCGTCAGCGTCTTCAGCCAGGTGGCGCCATTATTATTGTCCAGACACGCTGGTCTAAGAAGGATTTGACGGGCAGGTTACTGACGGCGCAAGCGGCTGACATGATGGCTGACCAGTGGGAGATAGTTGAATTTCCTGCAATTATGCCGTCGGGGGAACCACTCTGGCCTGAATTTTGGCAAAAAGACGAGCTTTTAAAGGTGAAAGCCTCGCTGTCGCTGGGCAAGTGGAATGCTCAGTGGCAACAGAATCCTGTGTCGGAAGAGACCGCTGTTATCAAGCGCGAGTGGTGGAACGAGTGGGAAGAGGACGACATTCCGCAGCTTGAGTATATCATTCAGGCTTATGACACGGCATACAGTAAAAAAGAAACCGCTGACTATTCTGCCATCACAACGTGGGGTGTGTTTGAGCCACACAAGAATGGAGAGCAGCATTTAATATTGATGGACGCCAAGCGTGGCAGGTGGAACTTTCCGGAGTTGAAGCAGATCGCGCAGGAAGAAAACGAGTATTGGGAACCTGACATGATGCTGATCGAGGCCAAGGCGAGTGGTACACCGTTGGCTGACGAGATGAGGTTACTGAACCTCCCTGTTCTCACCTTCGCACCGGGGCGGAAAAGGGGCGGGGGTGGTCTCGACAAGATGACCCGTATGCATATGGCCTCGCCTATATTCGAATCAGGAAAAGTTTGGTATCCTGCTGGAGAAAAGTTCGCCGAAGAGGTTATTGAAGAGGTTGCCTCTTTCCCGAATGGTGACCACGATGACTTTTGTGATAGTATGACAATGGCCTTGATGCGGTTTCGTCAGGGTGGTTTTATTACGTTACAGGGTGAAGAGCTAGAAGACATGCTCCCCGGCAGAAAACGCGAGTATTATTGATGGTAGCTACCCCACAACCCAACCCTCGTCGTCGTCCGATGATCCTTCCTACTCCACCGCCTCCGGGCCGTGGTGCGGGAATCATGACTCTTCCGCAACGCAAGCCGACGGCTGTTGAGCGTAAAATGGCGAATCGGCTTTCGGTTGTCGAACAATTTCAGAACAGACGGCCAATGAATGAAGTATTGGCGGAAGGTCGGGATGTATTAGAGGGTCTTGGCACGGGTGCGATTGCAGGTCTTGCCGGGTTACCGGCGGATTTGACAGGGATTATTTTTGGTGACGTACCGGCGGTTATAAACAAGCTGGTTACTGGCGAGACGATCAATCAGGAAGAGTCCCCGTATTTTCAACAGTTAAACGAGTTTCGCAGGACGTATGGTGCGGAAGGCATCATGCGGTTGATGGGTGTTGGCGACAGGTTGGATGCACCAGCGGAGGGTGACGATGCGTTGTCTCGTGCGGGGATAAATCGCTTCAAGCAGTCCGCATTTGTTGGCGAATTTCTTCTTGATCCGTTTGCACTTGCGAAGGCCCCCAAGGCATTAAAAGCGTTACGACTTCCCTCTGATTCGGAGGTTGCGGCGTACGACCGGCAGCTTGCTGGTGCACAGGCTGACGCGCAGCAGCGCATGGGCACTGACGAAGAAATGCTAGAATTTTTTGATGAACTAACCGGCCAAGAGCAGCAGCGGTTGCAGCTTACGGATCCGAATCGTACGTTAGATGTGCAGCCGGGGCAGACTCAACTTCAAGCCTTGGAAGAGGCCCAGGCTGAAGAAGGTCTTATTGATTCGGTTGACGATCAGTTTACGTTTGCGCCTAACACGACGCAGGAGTTAATTGACAGCTTGAATGGTCCGGATGTGGTCAGCATCAATCCGGACATAATTCCGGGTGGCCCAGCCGGTGGGGACGGTGTAACTGTCTTTAACTATGTTCCTGGGTTGAGTGACGCCGATCTGACTACAGGGACTCGTGCCGAGCGTCCTTTTAGCTACTACGAGTTTTCGGAGGACATGTTCGATCTCACCGGTCGTCGTATTCCGGAAGGCACTCGTATTGCGTGGCCGGAACAGTTGAGGGACGACTTTTTCAGTTTCTTCCATAACAGTCCGCCACGGTCCCAGCCCACGGGTGAGGTTGTTGCTCCGGAGGTCCGTGCTAGTGCGGTGCCCACCCCACCTTCAGCTACAGCAGCCGAGGAACTTATTGAAGGAACTGCTACCGAGATAGTGTCGGATACTCCGCAGGCTGGGTTCACGGGTGTCGTAGACACGCCGTTGATCCCGACTAACCGACTCATGCCTGCAACAGCATCGCCGGATACGCAGGTTGCCCGCCACAGTGTGATGACACGCAGCGTGGATCGTCAGGGGGATGTCGTAGACTATTCGCCATTTTATCAGCTTATCGACCGCCTGCCGGACAACCGTGCGATGTCGAAGGAAGAAGTCCTTGATTCGTTGCGCGGTGGTTTCGCAGAGAGCGTGAACAGGGATCGTGAAGGCTCCAAGTTTGTAGAGTTCCTTGAGAAACACGCACCGAACCAGTTGTACCGTGGTCAGGTGATGGCGATGTATCGAGACTACACCCCGCAGCTTCGCGTCAAGACTCTTACACAGACTGAACTGGATGAAGCTGCCGCGCAGGGTATTTCTGCTCCTGTTGGTTCTTTGGTTGATTACGGCCAGAACTCTGTTCCGTCTTCGGCGGGCGGGGAAACAATGCACATTTATCTTAACAACCCGAACTCGACCATTCCGTTCACGGACGGCACCACGGTTCAAACGCGGGGTGGCACGGGGTCCGGGTATCAGATGCGTGATGGCTTGGTCGCGGATCATAGTATCGGTGCCTCGGGTGGTCCGGGCACTAGCACTGCGACAGAGTCAGGTGTTCCGGGTTACTTCGGCCATATTCGTCTGGAAATCATCACGGACGATCAGGGCCGCAAGATTGGTGTTCTTCAGGAGATGCAATCTAACGCGGCGGTTGCGGAGCGAAAGTTTGCGAAAGGTCAAGATACGAGCTTCAATTTCCTGACCGGCGAGGAGCGTTACAATATTGACGAGCTTCGCAGCACCCCGGAAGGTCTTGCAATTTTTGATGAGGCAGCAAATTCGCGAGTGTTAGAGCCTGACTTGGCGGCGGCACAGCTTGACACACTTGGTTCGCTTCGTCAGGACGCCACTGAGAGGATGGGGAACGATCTTCAACTTATCGGCGGTCCAGCGCCGTCGGCAGACGAGACGTTTGAAACTCTTGAGGCGATCTACGACAATGCCCCGACGGGTGTGCCTACGGGACTGGATCTTACCGCAGACCTGATTCCAATGCAGCGGGCGGTTGCAAAGCTGGTGACGAGTGATCTGTTGAACCACGCACGTGGCGCAGGTCGGACAAATAACAGCAGAACGGGTGTTGACACAACTCTTAGGGAGTTCACGATTGGTCACACGGGCGCTACGGAGTTTGGTCCGTCGAGCAAAAGGGCCATTAATTTAGCAGATCTTCTTAAACAAAAGCATACCTATCAGCGGCACGAAGATCTTTTGGACGCTGAAGATATTGCCACGTTGAACCGGGTATTGAAGAAACGAGCTAGTCAGCATGCCACCACAGACTGGTCAACACAGGGCCGTCCTCAATCTGTAACGGATGATGCGGCGGGGCCAATGACTGGTGAGGACACA